CCCTTAATCTGAAATCCACATCCTCGCAGAAACTCTGCGAAACGATTAAGTACTTCGTCAATATGATATTCTTCGATCTCCATAGTAATTTTATGGTTCGGTCCGTGTTCGTGAGTGAATGTAAAATTAGACATTTTCTTTTCCCATGCTTGTAGTTTTAGTAATTGTTTCGTACATAGTCTCAAACTCTTCATGTTCTTCAAGTTCGAGGCTAAAGTTTTGCTTATGGTATACTTTAGCCATACGACGGAATGTCTTTTTAGATAATTGGTGCTTTTCGCAAATTTCTTTAATTGCTTCTCGAACAAATTCTCGTTCACCTTCGGTGCGAGCCATAGATGCACTAATTTCTTTCATGCATTCCAAAATTTCTTTACGATCTGTTGGACTTGATGGGACTGTCATAATATAATTTCCTTTTAAATTTTACGTTCAATATCTTCTTCTACACACTTATCACCATATTGGATTTCAATAATCTTCAACGGAGAATTTGTTTCATTACAAAGCTTATGCCATTCACCTTGTGAGATTGAGATTGGTGCAAATCGTTCATAACTACCTCGCCTAACAATATCTTTTGTTGCAGGATGTATAGTATACACGATTGCCTGACCTTCAGCTACAAACCAATTTTCATGCCGATGCTCATGTCTTTGCATACTTAGACATTTGCCAGGTTCTACTGTTAACTCTTTAACTTTAATCTGAGGCCCATCTTCATGGAGTACTCTGTAATAACCCCATTGACGCTCTGTCTTTGGTGCTTTCCATTCTTGAAGGATCCAAGAACTAGAATTCATCTTATTTTCGCCACCTACACCAAATGCAAATGACAATCTACCATTATATCGTTCATTGTCAGATAAATCCATTTCAGGAATGTTATCCTTGCCTCTGTCGCCACCGTTGGCAAAAATAATCTCATCATCAGGCCAATTTTTCAGTGCTTCTTTAATTGCTTCTTTGGCTGAACCATCTGAATCATTAAATAGCATAGTAAAGTCTACGACCTTCAATGCTTGTATAAGTCTAAGCCTCTCATCCAATGGCATAAATGGTTGACCTTTTTTGCGAGTTAACCATTCGTCAGAATTTACTCCAACAACTAGTATATCGCCCATCGATTTTGCTGTTTTAAAATATTGTAGATGACCACTATGTAAAGGATCGAATCCACCTGTTACTAATACTATTTTTTTCATTAACGCCTCATACTTGAAATTGATTTTGCTTCTTCATCTGTAAAAATAGGCACCGCATTGGATTTGTGCATTGTACCAATGCCCAGCATCTTTGTGCCTGTATACTGAGGAATTGCCTTACTTGCTACAGCGCCAGTGTGACCTGTATCCAAACTTTTGATATGTGTGTTTGTTATTCTACCTGGAGGGGTAGTTAGAGAATAAGAAAGTTTCTCGACTTTTTGTTTTGTTTTATTGTTTGTACCATGGGACTTTACTAGTGTTTCCCATTCTGCAGTAAGTTGTCGATACCTTGCTGCTTCTTCCGCATTACGAAACTTTATCTTGCCTTTTTTCTTTCCCAAAGAGGAAAGCCAAGGTCCTTCAAGATGCATAGTCATAAAAACTCCTCACGATAAACATAATATAATTATAACACCTTTTTCAATACTTGTCAAATGCTCGATACTTATGATTATTAAATACTCTAGGATCCATTTTTGGATCCTCAGGCAAGGCTCCCATATCTGTCCAGGCTTCTTTGCAGGATACCTCTTTATGGTGTTTGAACAAACTAATTATTCGTTCAAAGAAGCCACTTTCTTTTTTGATACTGTTTCCTGTTTCTTCTTAGCTGGTAAAATATTTGGAAAAGCTTCTCTAACTAAATCTTCTTTTAAAGACTTGTATTTAGTTTGTAATTTTTTATCCTTAGCTAGGCAAACCGCTTCTGCTTCTGTCCAATGGATTCCTTCTAACATTTGAGTGAACAGTTGTTCTTTTCTCATCCTTGTTAGATTGATGTTCTCATCTAACCAAATATACATTCTTCGCCATTCGGTATAAAGATTAGTCTCTGAGTATCCTAGGGGTATAGACGTATCCTTTTTAAAAGGTGGTTCACCTTCAGGTAAATGAATTTTTACATCTGGATTAAAGTTTACTTGTAATATACCTATTAGTACAGGGGTTTCATAAGAACGTAATACTTTAATTTTACTTTCTTTGCTACCTGCCTTTTCCACTTCCTCAAAAATTTGGGGTATAGCTGTTTTCATTTTAAAATTCCTCTATCAGTTCTAGCATGTTCTTCATTTTATGTTCAATGAAGAAATTTAGCAATTTACTTTTATCTTTGTTGGGTTTATCGACATAACTATTTATAATAGCAGTTTTAACCTTTTGTGGTATTGAATCAAAGCTGACTAACATCTTGTTACGTTCGTAATTCTTTTTGAAGTTTGCATCTTGAGGCATAGCTTCAAAGTCTTTATACCAAATGTCAATTTTATCTTGCCGAATAGCTTTTTGTCGTGTGCCTGTAACTATACTATCGTCATCCGACAATACATTGGGGACACCGTCACCTTTATCTCCTCGGATAATATGCTCAAAGATATATTTTTCTGGACTAATCTCAGGTTTAACGAATTTCTTTTGTACAGGAGAAAACTGCTTAACATTATCATACTTTTGTAATTGAATAAAGTCGTGGTCTCCAGACATTATTAGAAACGGCTTAGGTTCATTGAATAAAATATTATTCGTATCATTAGACTGCGACCACTCTGCTAGAACAGCAATAATATCATCTGCTTCTGCACCGTCAACATTAATTACTTTGTATGGAAAGAATACTTCAAGCTCACTTCGAATTAAATTCAAAGCTTCAAAGATTGTTTTCCAATCAAAGCCTGATTCTTCTCTAGCTTTTTTACGGCCTGCTTTATAGTAAGGAAAATACTCACGACGCCAGTATGTTTGATTGTCACACGCTATGACAAGCTCACCATATTCGGCACCAAATTTTTTCTTATAACTACGAATAGAATTTAAAATCATATGTCTCAAAAGAGGCACTTGAATTTCAATATCATTACGTCCGCCTACTTCCATCATAAGATTAGAAATAGCAGTTTGATTAAAGTCTACTACAATCATTTAAATTCCATTCACTGTTTGTTTATACTAGCAACTTTCACATTATCTTTAAATATGGTTATTGAATACCTGGTCATACCACTATTTGATAGAACAGCGTCCAAAGCATTTGCCGCTTCTGTTCCGTTTGCATAAGCTGTACCTAAATCATATGCCTTTGATTGTTTTTCTGGAGCATATATTACTACCCCTGCAGTATATTTTGGTGCAGTTGCATCTACATTTACCATAGTAGTAGGAGTTTTAGTTACAGTAAGTATTGGTTGCACATTGCCGTTAGGATCAATATATGCTTTACCATCTGCCTCATTTTGAAGAACACTAACATAACTAGATATGGTACTAGCAACATTTGATTTTAATGTTAGGTCATAAATGCCACCAGAGCAACCGGATAGTAGATTATATACTATCTGTGTTATTTGTGCTTGAACTGCATTTCTAATAGCTGCTTTATTTACTAAATTATTAAAACTATCAATAAAACTATTAATTTTACTATTTGCATCTGCTAAGGCTTGTTCGTAGTCATTGAAGCCTATAGCATTGACCATTCTATCTTTTAATGCAAGTAATAAATCGCCCTGCTTTATTGAATCAATTAAATTTTTAAGATCAATATCTGGAACAGCATCGTTAGGAGTGCATCCTGAACCTAATAAATCCTGTAAAGAACACCCGCCGCCTGCTTCGGATCCTGATAATGTAGCAACACCACTTAATCTATTGGTGTTGGTCAAATAATTATCTAATTTAGTAACATATATTTGTAGCTGAGCCTTTTCATCGGTCAATCTTTGTTTTTCTGTAGCAATGTCTGTATAAGGTATTGCAGGTGTTGCTGTATTGTTACCATTTATATTTTCATATGCAACAATATCTTGTTGTCGAATAGTTATTTTTGCTATCTTAACTTCTGCATAATCTTTAGCTGCGGCAATAGGAGCACCCATAGGATTTTGATAAATCTGTTGACCTATCTTCTCCATCATATCTTGAGCAGAACCTACTGCTCCAGATACAGTATTAATTGCATTTGTAATCTGATCAATGACTGCTTTTACTTCAGTCAACGGATTCGGTATGACTCCACTGCCTGCAGTTATTTGTTGAGCACCTTGACTCAGTTGTGTATATACTTGTTTTAAAGGACTGCCACCAATCTGTGATAAAACTATCTTGATTAGTTGACAATAACTTAAACTTAGACCTGACATATAGTTACCTCGTTATTTTTAATATGATTGTATCTATATTTATCCGACCATTGACCGCTTGCTCCTTGGATTTAATACCATCTAGAAAAGTTCTTAATTTAACTTTACCTAATGTCATTAGTTCCTTAATTTGCTCATCGGGTTTACGTAAAGTCTTTTGCTTAGACTTATCCGGAGACCAGTTCTGCAGTGTTGTGCCTTTTACCGTCATACCTTGAGTAGATTCGGATGTGTAAACTGCTAGCTTACGAGTCTTAGTATTAAATAACCATACTTGTTCTGCGCCTACAAGATCAAGAGCTTTTACAGATGTTAGACCAAGTTCTTCGTCTTTAATCTTGTACTTTAAACTCTTAATTTGTGTTACTGCAGGTTTAGTTCGTGTTGCTCTAGGCTTACGATTGGCTTTCTTAAATTGACCATACTTGTCACAATCATCTAAGAATGATTCGAATAATTTTACAATCTTTGTAATTTTTCGTTTTGGAAAATTTGAATAACCCTCAATAATTTGAGAGTCTTTAGATTCAGCAACTTCTTGCCATTGTGCAAGCTTGCCTTCTGCCCATGTTCTAACATACGATACATATGGACCAGGGATCTGATTACCTTTAAGATGATTATACAAATTAAAGTCTTTGTCTTCTGTACAAAATTCATCTATACAACCTTCAAGCTCACCTATACATTCAGATGCTTTTTCTTTAACTGCATCTTGAATAGATGTACGTTTTACAGTGGATGTAGCAACAGCGACCTTAACTACAGTTTCTTTTGCCAATAATCTTGCTTTGCCTAGATCAATAAGATCTGTTAGATTTTTGTCAAATGATTTTTGATGTTCTTCGGAAACAATAGCACCTTGTAATAACATACGTGCCATCCAGCCATATGAAATGTGAACATCTTTTTCTTCAATCTCAGCAAAATACTTTACATCCGATGGACGATTCTTTTTAACATACTGTTGATAGTATTTGTAAGAATCGCCACGTGTTTTTTCTGCGCTATACCAATTATTTAGGCGCATCAAAGTAATTTTATAGTTGTCAGAAGAAGGATCAAGTTTAGACACCAGAGGCTCTGATTGAAGAACTCTGCTTGCATCATGTTCACGTTTTGTTGCCATTTATTTTCCTAAGTCAAATGATAATGCTTCGATAGAATCATACCTAAATGACCGCCACTCGTTTTTCTCTAAATCAAAAACAGAAAGAACATCTTTATTTTCTT